AATAATCTTGCCAGTCTGAATCCACTTTACTTCTAATTTTCTTTCGTTTTTTGGTGCCGTTCTTAAGTTTTACTATTTTATATGTTGTCTTACTAAATTTTGATAATTTTTTTCCGATATATTTTCTGCCAGATATATTATTTGTAATACAATAAACAAATCCGACGCAATCTTCTGGTAGTATCTCAACATGAGTGTTTTCAAAAAGCCATAACATCTACTAGTTAGTGTTCTTTTGATAGCACCCATATTTTTTATGCTACATCCACATCTGTATTATAACTCGTAAAGCCGCCATCCTTTACTACTTTGAGAATATTTTCTACTCTACCTGCCAATTCGTCTCTGTGACTTACTAACCATATTGATTTGCTTCTTTCACGAGACATTTGCTTTAGAAGTCCTAACGCTGACTCAACACCTTGAGTGTCAAGACCATTGTCAATCATCTCGTCTATGAATAATACATTGATAGGAGTGTATAACGATTCAAACACATCTCTGAATGCCCATGCCATTGATAAGATCAATCGATTTCGTTCACCCCTTGACAAATTATCAAAGTCAAGCTCTCGTCCCAACTCTTCAATATTAACTGACAGATCATTTTGAAATACTACAGTATGTGGTAAACCAATACGATCTAGATAATGTGTCAGTCTTGTGTTAAGGTACGATAAGTTTTGCTCAATAATTTTCTTTCTTATAAAACTATCTTTGCTTGTTAGCAATTTTAATAAGAATTCTTGATGCTCCTGCACGCGAGTGAGATCATTTAACGCATCGTATGTAACTTCTGCCAATGCGTGTTCTGTCATTTCAGTAATTTGATCTGCGTAGGGATCTATCTCGGTTTGCTTATTTTCTAATTGAACTTGTAATCCGGCAATCGTGGCACGATGCTGAATAGCATCTTCTTCTTTGTCGTAGAACATACTGGGTGGTTTACCCAATTCGCCCAATGATGCCTGTGCCTCTGTGAGATCGGTTAACAACTCTGTGTATTCTTTGTTTGATACTTGTGAAGTTGTTAATTCTTTTTGTTTTGTCGCCAACACCTGCTCATGTTTAGTATCATGAAATGCTTGTCCACACGTATGACACTCATGATTTGTTAGTGTTTCAATTTCTTTTAGCAATCTATCGGTTGATTTGTCTTCTCTACTAATATCTAGTTTAACTCTGCTGATTTGTGTGGAGAGTTCATTGATATCTTTACGCTTTTGATCCCACGCAGCATGATCTTTGTGTGCTTGTATCTCTAAATCTATGTCAATTTCTTGTAAAGAAGCCAATGCCACTTCAAGTTTAGTGATATCTTCTGTATTTTTAGTAGTCCAAAGCTTTTGTCTACGCTGTAGTGACGCAATTTGTTCTTCTATACGCTTGTTTGCGTCTTGTACAGCACGAATTCTAAATTCTTCTGCTTGTATAGCATCTTTGGTAGTACGATTTAGTTCTTTAATACGGTCTGCTCTCTCACTTAGTAATGTAATACCAAGCAATTGCTCAATGATTGTGCGTTGATCATTGGCTTTTAGTGATAAAAATGGTTCAGTATAGGTGTTAAGTGCCATAATATGTTTAAACATATCATGACTCATGCCCAGCATGTCTTCAATGGCACCTTGTGTCTCTCTACTATCACCCTGAGCGTTATCTTGTGCTTCAGTTTCCTTTTCGTTGACGTAAAACTTGAGTAAATTGGGTTTTCTACCACGCTCAATACGATATTGTTGGTCACCCACGGCAAAATCCAAGGATACCAGCATGTTTTTGCCATTAGTTTTGTTTACTAGGTTATCACGCTTAATATTGCTTAGTGCTATTCCGTATAACGCATATGATAATGCGTTAATAATGGTAGTTTTACCGGTTCCATTACGAGATCCGTCTCCACCAAGGTCTAAGTTCTCCCCCAGCACCAATGTTAGGTCACGACGATCAAAATTAATGGCCTGTGTGGCATTTCCAACACTCATGAAGTTTTTTACTGTCAAATTCTTTATATTAATCATAAACTCTGGTAGATTTTTAGCAATAACTTTGGATCATAGAATTCTGATTCAATATTTGTAATTTGATCAGTAACAATTTGATCCACAGACTCAAATTTTATTTCTCCAGGCGCTAAATCAATGCCAACTGAGTTAGTTTTAACTGGAATTAACGCCATTTCGCGCAAATTGTAGTCTTTGATGAATGTTTCTTTGATAAATGTAGCTTCTTCATAGCTAATACCAATATCTAGCTCGACTCTAACCAGCATATTTGGTTTAAAAATGCTTGCGGCATTATCAATTGCGTCACTTAACTTTAGCACACGGTATAATGGTTGATCTGGCCATGAAAAGTACTTGTCTTCCATACCCCATTCTTTAACCATCATGCCACGGGCACTATCTCCTGCGTCAGCGTAGTTATGCGGGAAGCAATTGCCAATATATGTGACATTTTCTTTCTTTTGACGCATATGGAAATGTCCGCTGTACACACTTTCAAAGCCATTGAAGTGATCCACCTTAATTTCACCATTATCAGGCATTTCTACCATGGCATTCATTTTAAAATGTGGTAATTCAAAGTGACCAAACATATATTGACCACTTAGTTTATGGATTCTTTTATGATCATCACCTACTAGCCACGGAGCAATAGTAACATTGCCTTCTGTGAACCAATCGTTTACAATAATGATATTGGGTATGTGTTTAGCCCATTCGGCACCATGAATATCTCGTTTATCACGATAATATAAATCATGATTGCCGGGAATGAAGTAAAATTTATCAAATGCTTTTGATAACTTTTCCAGTGCCCGCACACTAAATTGTAGTGTTTGTAAGTTGATAGAAGCACGATGATTATGCCAATCACCAAGGAAAAGTCCGGTTTCACAACCTTCTTCCTTGGCCTTGGCAATAAACCAATCGATGAATGCTTCACAATCACGATTATGTACTAAACTGTTGGATTTTAATCCCCAATGCATGTCTGTACATACTGCTGCTTTTTTGAATAGATTAGTCATGTGCTCAGTGTAAACTATTTCTTAGGGTAATACAAATAAAATGGTCAATTTTGATTATATTCATCCACCGAAATATTGATTACTGGGCCATGGGCATGTGCTTCCTTTTTACCTGAATTTTGCCTTGACCATGAGGGAGTTAGTCCATTTTGTTCAAGCAAATCATCGCGAATATTTTGATTTTTCTTCTCAGAGTTCAAAATATGGGTAAATGAATTGGTAATTGTTGCTGTATAGTACGCAAATGGATTTTGCGACTTACTTTCATCAAATCTTAGTCCAATTTGTGATAATTGTACTAAGGCAGCACCACGCATTTCTTCGTTGTAGGTATAACCACGCCAGTTTGATCGTGTAGCATACCTATCACACAGTTTTATAAACATGGTAGCTAGGGTATGAGTCATGGTTCCATGATCTTTACAGAATTCTCCAGTTTCTAAGTCGCCTTTCCAATGACTTTTTCCAACTAGGTAAGGTTGTTTATTTTCATCCAACCTATAATGATAAAACGGAGGAAACGGTAATCTAAGATATTTTTTTGCTGTATCATCAACTGGTTCTGGCACAATTAAATCTAAAATATCTTCTTCATCGACTATTTCAAGGTCAAATATGTCTTCAATTTTCTTTTTCTTAGTGGCACTCTTGGGTATTTTCTTAGGAGCAATTGGTATATGCTCCCAACACGATATACGAAACACCACTTCAGAATTAGGTATTTTTGTAGGATCAACTATTACTTTAGTTTCTTTTTTGATGCGATCAGCCCTATTTCTTCTGGCTTCTGCTACGGTGCGTTGATTTATTTTACTTAAACTTGGCAAAATCATGTCATATTGATGATCTTTCACAGGATCTAAGAATGAACAATATGTATTTTTACTTAAATGAATTTGCTTTAACAAATCTCTATTATTGAGATAAATGACTTTTTTTACTGGTGCTACTATGGGTTTTGTGGCCACTAGTTATGTCTCCTACTAAGTTAATTTTAGTATAACACAATTTAATCAATTGTCAAGTTATTTAGTATAATATATGTACATTATTAAACATATAAATAACCATATAGGAAAATACAATGGCAACTTCACCAAATTTAAACCCTCCACCAGTAAATCCTGCCACGGATCCTGAAGTTCCTCGTGGCAATGCTAATACAAATAATGGTGGGCTTAGAGCTAGGGCAACTAGAGTACCATCCACTGTAAATCCAGTGGTGGATCCAGCTGCGGCTGAAGCAATAGCACCCGCAGCTGCTAATTCAAATCGACAATTTGTTAATAATGCTGGGGGAGCTGCCACCGGTCTTCAACAAAAAGTTACAGCTGGAGTTAACAATGCTAGAACTCAACCAGCACAAGCAGTAGTACTTGGTAACGAAGCAAGTAATGGTGATTGGAGACTTAAATTAAGTCTAGGTGATAATGCTGATTATTTGTATAAACAAAAAAGTCCAAATGGAAAAGATTTAGCTGCTGGTATATTACAACCATTGGCGGCAACCAATGGAGTTATATTCCCATACACTCCAAAAATTGAGATATCATATAAAACAAATTACACACCATATGATGTAACACATTCAAATTTCCGTGGATATTATTATCAAAATAGCCAAGTTGGGGATATTGGTATTACTGCTCACTTTACAGCACAAAATACATATGAAGCAAATTATCTATTGGCGGTGATACATTTTTTCCGTTCGGTTGGCAAAATGTTTTATGGAAGAGACGCACAACGAGGAACTCCTCCACCTTTATTATTTTTAACAGGGCTTGGTGAATACCAGTTTAATAAACACCCATGCTTGTTGAGTAGTTTTTCATATTCGTTACCCGACGATGTTGATTATATTCGCACCAATGTTGCCAATCAAGTAGGTACAAACTTAACACAGGTAAACAATGTAAAAACAAGCGTGCCAACTTCATCAAACTCTACTGCAGGGGATAGATTAAATAATGCCGGATTGACGCAGGGGGCATTACCGTCTACTCCATTTGGTTCTTATCCAATTACACCTGCGTTGGCATCGGGCGCACCCACGTATGTTCCTACAAAAATTGATGTAACTATTGCCCTACACCCTGTTAATACTAGACAACAAATTAGTAATCAGTTTAGCCTTAAACAATTTGCCAATGGTAATTTACTAAGAGGAGGATTTTGGTAATGACAGCCGAATACAATCAAACTAGTCCTTATTACACTACCGGATATAGTCAATATTTCCTAGATGTAATGACTAACAGACCTATTCCAAAATTAACGGATGATCAATATTTTTCAATAAATTTAACATATCAATATCGTCCAGATTTATTGGCATACGATTTATACTCTAACAGTAATTTGTGGTGGGTATTTTATCAAAGAAATCCAAACAGATTATCAAAACCACCATTGGATTTTACATCTGGTACCGAGATTTATTTGCCAAAAATTACCACACTTCAGTCAGTGTTAGGATTCTAACATGGCAACAGCACCTATTACCCCTATCGTTACTAAACCAACGGCTAGCGCAGCACCAGACGATAATACCAGTAGATCTAGAACGTCTGTTAATCAAAATATTAATAATAGTACAAATCCAAGCAACCTTATTACACCTCGTGCTAATATATTAGATCAATTTGCCAGTTATACATATAACATAGCATGGTATGGCCTTACTGTTGAACAATTTAGATCTATTAAAAGTACTGTGAACATTGATATTAGTAGTTGGTCTTTGTTGGTACAAAGTGGAGGAGCTGCACAACAACAACAAGGTGAGTCGCAGCCAGCCAGTAATGCGGCACAATTTAATAAAATAAATGGTCCCACAACTAAATTGGCAACACCAAATCGAAACAAATATTTTTCACTTGATTATTATTTGGATGACCTAACAATAAAGTCCAAGGTAACTGGAACAAACGCTACTCAAACTAGTGAAATATCATTTAAGGTTTCTGAACCAAATGGGATAACATTGTTTTCAAATCTTAATTATGCTATACGCGATTTAAATCAGACTACCCCATTGATGACTCAATTTTGTTTAGTGATAAAATTTTATGGATGGGATATTGATGGAAATTTAGTAACTGATCCTACAAAAAATACAGGATCGAATGGCGCAACTCCAAGTATTTCTAATTCTATTCTTACTAGATACTATCCATTTATTATTTCTAAAATAGATTTTAAATTAGACGGAAAAAATGTTGTATACGAAGTAAAAGGTATACCGGTTCAATATAATAAAGCAGCATCATCTTCACTTGGTAGTATACAGTCTAATCTTGAGTTTACAGGAGAAACAGTTAATCAAGTATTGGGTGGTACACAAAATTCGGTGGCTAACGCACAGGCGACTCCCGATGGAAGAGAAGCAACTAATACAGCATCACCCTCTGAACAATTAGGCCCTATTTCTAGAAGCTCATCCACTGAATTTGATTTTACTACAAATATAATGTAACGGATATATTATGGCAACAAATACCACCTCAGCACCACCAAAAATTTCGGATGCCCCAACTGGAAATCCAAAATTTGATTATAAAAGTCTTACTGACGCATTGAATGCTCAAGAACAACAATGGGTCAAAGAAGGAAGATTTACCTACCCTAATGTATATGAGATACAATTTGCTCAAAATATTGGTGAGGCAAAAGTTGCTAATAAAGGTCCGTCGGTTAAAGCGCTTACCGCAACTCAATCTGGAGCTGTTGATGCCATAAATCCAGAATCAAATAGTGTTGCTACTCAATCTAAAAATATTTCAGTTTCTGCTGGAACACAAATTCTTCAATTTATTGAACAGGTTGTGCGAGGTAGTTCATATATTACTGATAAACAAATTGCTAGTCAAAACCAAACTAATCCAAATTCTCCATTAATACCAAATACTGTTTTGAATGCCGATAATATGAATTGGTTTAAAATTTTAGTTAACGCCACTCCTATCGGGAATACAGTAGATCCAAAAAGAGAAAATTATCCATACAAATTAACTTATATTGTCACTCCATTTGAAATTAATGAAATGGTGAGTGATTCTTTCCCTTCTGCAAAGTTTCGTGGAGTTCATAAAGTTTATAATTATTGGTTTACCGGCGAGAATACCCAAGTATTAGGTTACGAACAAAGTTATAATTCTTTGTATACCACTACTGCTGGTCCTTCGGATTTAGCTGCTGGTATAGCTTTATTACAATCTAAGAATACTCAAAACTCCAGTAAAATTGGTAATACCAGTAATCCAACTGTTTTAGCAGGGGAACCTACAAAAGATGCTACACCTCCGTCAGAGACTATCAAAGGAGCACCAAATTCTGCCAACACTCCTGCCGCAACAGCAGCTGATTTTTTATACAGTGCTCCTGATCAAAGAAAAGTTGATATTAAAATTGTCGGTGATCCGGCGTGGTTGTTACAAGGAGAAATGTTGGGAGTAGACGCAAAAACTTTATGTTTTTCTGGGTTTTACCCAGATGGTACGGTATGTACAGAAACACAACAAGTAGTTTTTGCTGTTAATTTTAATTCTCC